GTGTCTTCAGCGTTTTAGGAACTGTGATAACCTTAACAGGTCTCTCAGCTCCGGGTTCGAGGTAGTCCACACGGTCGAGCTCCTTGCGGTAGCTCGGCGATGGGAGAAGGTGCTCCAGTGATGGCAACACCGCCTCCAATCGGCTGGTCCACTCAGCTTGTTCGTATTTGTGGTTTCCCACAAGACGATCAGCAGTGGCTCCAGGCCCGTGCTTTGGGACTAGACGTCCATAGTAGATGTCTTCATCTACTCGTTGGAGGACGTCGGCCCAAAGGAGCATGCCCACTCTTTCGAACTGAGCGATGTTCTGCTCTGTTCTAAGAGTGTCATACTCTCGGACTTCCTGCTCACACTGGACGTACTTGCGGATTGCTTCTGCCTCGCGGCGATGCATCATCCGACGAGCCCTCCCTTCCGGGAGGTCTTCAGGAGCCACGTACATCTTTGCCCACATCAGAGTGATCTGACGTACAGCTTGGATGGCGAGGACTGAAGGTTCGTCCAGCAACCGACCAGAAGTCGGGTCGAAGATTAGACCGAGAAAACCCTGTAGAAATACAGGGAGCTCTCCTGATCCCTTGCTTCTTGCGAAGCCAGAGAACAGCTGTCGGTCGACGTACCCTTGGTCGAGGCCTTTTTCGAGGTCTTTTCCAAAGGTAGGCAGGGTTATCCCTAAAAAGGGTAACCCTTCTTCTTCTACCCGCCGCTCGACTGTTTTGCAGTCAAGCGTGGTGCTCACGCGACACCAAGTGCCCGCATCAGCGAGCACTTCCCGCAGAAGACACATGAGGCTTTTCATGGCCCCCCTTCCTGATGGTAGGGTGAGTCATCCCGAGCCACGTTGTGTCGGTCCTTGTTGGATTCCCTCAGCTACCTGCTGAGGGCAGTCTGTCTATTTCAGCTTTCGCCACCGAGGAGCTTGGTGACGTTAGCGCCCGTAGACGCAGTCAGCCATGCCGTCAAGGCATCGATGATCTGCTTCTGCTCGGTGATCGTGAACCCGACAACAGGCACGTCCGCAACGATGTAAGTACTCATCGAATAGGCCGTGTTCTGAGCCGGGAACAGAGGGTCAACGGCAGTCTTACGGAAATCAATCCGAGCAGTACGGCGAGTCCGCTTTCCGTAAGCGGAGGACACCGTAAGCTTAACGTTCCCGTCGTCCTTAGAGTAGGTCGACGAGGAACCGTTAACACTAACACGCGGAAGCGAGTTAGCGACGGCATTGATGGTGACAGACTGAGGGTCCGAGAACATGGCATGACTCCTGCGAGTAACTGTGACCTTCGCTACTGGTTGCAGTGCAGGGTAGTGCGTGGATCTATGTTAGTGCCCACATCAGCATTGTAAACAATGCTGACCAGAGCACTAACTCCAGTATGCGCCAGATGTATCGACGCATTACCGGACACCGGTGCGAGATAGACCTAACGCACCGATGATGGCCCATTGACGGTTGGTGAAACCGCCAAGATCCAGGCCGAACCCGAACGGAGTTGCCCTGATCCTCTGCTTCGATGTGCTAGTGAAGCTTTGGAACATCGTCTGAGGGGGTCCAGTGTTAAACTGGAAACCACTCAGAGTATAGGTATCCTTGATGGTGATCGTTGCCATCATGTACCCATACGGCATAACAAGGCCATCTCTGGAGAATGCGGAAACGTTATGTATCACGTCTCCGAGATTCGTGACCCAGTCAACAGCCCAACTCCATGGCGTCAGTTCCCAGAAGAGCTCGGGTGTAACCCGAGTTCCGAACAGCTTCGCAGAAGACTGTTCCGCCCTTACCATTTTGTCACGGAGACTATCACCCGTTTCAAAATGATACGTAAAGGCGCCTGAGAACCAAAGCCGACGAGTAGTTTCGCGTGTCTTAGTAAGTCGACCAGACTTACTGTAGAGATTACCATACACGCCCGGAGACGGGTAGGCACTCTCTGACACAACGGAACTTTCGACACTCGTCTCGACTGGGAAGTCGTAGCGTCGTCGAATACGACGCCCGGAGTCTCGCTCTAGCTGCTTGAGTACCTTAGAGGAACTCTTCACAGCTTTTGCGATATCGCGGAAATCC